CGCACCAAACGTTCCTGATGTTCCACCAATCAGTGAGGAGTTAGCCAACGAAACAATTTCTCGTATTGGTGTGGAGCCTGATGGAACTGTACTGCATGATATTATCGGAATTAAAGGGCATGGTGTGGTCTCCATTGATAGTTCTCCATGGCGAGCATATGAGCACATCGAACGACTAGAACATATCTGCAAGATTGTTCTTGCTAGCGGAAAGACTTAACATGATTTTTGATTGGATCCTTAGGATACTTGCATATCTTTGGTGGGCAGCAACCTTCGTTGCATATGTGGCATTCTTTGGTGCAATTATCGGAATTGTCTATGGAGTTATAACAACAGGATTTACAACATGAGCATATACAGACCAGATTCTTGGCAACTAATTAAAGTTAATGGAGCGTTGCAACCGCACTATCGAGTCTTTGGATCTTGGAGTGGTGGATATCTTGATGGTGATTCGTGGAGAATGAATTCAGGAATTGAGAAAGTAGAACTAGATGGTGAATACTTTTTATTCCATGGAAGTAGTGGCAGCATTTATTATTGCCATCGTCATTGTTATGGTATAAGAAGTCTATACAACTCTTCAGTTCTTACGCAATATGGTGGAAACGATAACATTGAGATCCTTGATGATATGCCACAGGACATATTAAATTTTGATTGGAAAGCCACTTACGCTTGACATATAAAACATATTAGTGTATAATAGGTATACACTAAACAACTAGGTATAAAAATGAAAGCATTGAAAGATTTTGTAGTTGTAGCAGAAGTTGCTACTGAACGTAGGACAGACTCTGGTCTAATTATCACAGCAGATCTAGCAACTGGCGCAAAGCCAGCAAAGATTATTGATGTTGGTCCATTGGTAAATGATTTACAAATTGGTGACGTTGTTGCCATTAAATGGGGTGAAGCACTAGCTGTTTCAGAAGGTTCAAATCAATTAGCAGTAATTCATCAGAATTACGTCTGCGCTAAGTTTGATCAATAACTAAGGAGATGAGGATGTTGGACATTATTAAGACTGAAGATCTTTTAGATGAGTTAGCCAAACGTTGTAGTGATCAACTCCTCGATCCTGAACCACAATACGATGGTGTGTTATCTTTTCTAAACAGAGAAGAACTTGATGAACTTCAGAATGAGTTAATTCTTGCGTCAACACGTGCTAAGTCTTTAGCCAAGTCTTGGCGCAAAGACGATGAAATGAATTGAGGACAAACCAATGGATCTGACAGACGAACAACTTAAAGAACTTGTCAATAGGGTTGATCAGATGTTGTGGGACTTAATGAGAGAAACAAGAGTAGATCCTGTTTCTCTTTTTGCTGTAGTTCTCGGACGCTATCTGACAATGGGTATTAAAGGTGAATATGTTGAGCATTTGATGCACGTTGTCGAACATTCTATGGAAGATTTTATCGAACACATAGAAGATTATATGCCAGCCCCAGTATCTAATGATAATGTTGAACCTGTCTTGGGACAAGTCATAAAATTTCCAACAAAGGAGAGAAAAGATGATAGTGCAGATTGAAGAAGATCCTGAAACTGGTGAGTTGGTTCTTCCAATCCCTGATGAAATAATGACTCAAATGAATGTAGTTATTGGTGATGTGTTGTCTTGGAGCGTTAAAGATGGTATAATCGTTCTATCAAAATTAGAACAAGGAGGATTTGATGAATGAACAATTGGATTTATTTCCAACAGACTCTACTCCCAAGTGGAAAGAGATTGAGGACGCATTAGTTTTCTATATGCAGAAAGTTATGAGTCTTGAAGAAGAATTAAAGGAAGTAAAACACGAAATAGATTTGCTTAAATTTAGCATGATGCATGAAGATGTTGACTGTGAAAAAATACTATACACAATGTAAAGGAACGTAAGATGAACGAAAACGCTATCCCAATGGTCGATGTGAAACGTTGGCTCGAAGCAGTCGGACAAACTACTGACACCGATAACGAAGCACAGCGTAATCTCTATGCGAAACTAATCGGTGAAGAGTTCCAAGAGTTTATGACTGCATTTATTGATAATGATGATGTCGAACAGCTGGATGCTTGTGCGGATATGATTTGGGTTATTATTGGTTATGCTCTATCTCGTGGATGGGACATTGAAGGTGCATGGCGTGAAGTTACACGTTCCAACTTCTCTAAGTTTGATCCAGAAACTGGTCTGCCGATTAAGAATCCTGACACTGGCAAAATTATGAAACCTATCACATTCTCTGAACCTCAACTCAAGCAATTTATTGGTGACTGATATGAAAATTTACTTAGACATGGATGGTGTAATTGCAGACTTCGATACTTGGATCGAAGGTTATAAAGAAAACGAAGCGCATACTGAACGATTTAAATCTGCAGTTGTTGAAGAAGCTGTTTTCTACAATCTGAAGCGAATGCCTAATGCTAAGAAACTTGTAAATGGTTTGATCGAACTACTTTTGGAACATCCTTCTCTTGATTTGGAAATCCTAACCAGTGTGGGAACGAAAGACCCCATTCTGGGAGAGATTGTCGCTAAACAAAAACAGATGTGGCTCGAAAAACAAAGTTGGGGATTCCTTAAAATGAATACCGTGACAGAGAAAGTTGAGAAAGCAAACTATGCCACACCTGACACTCTGTTGATTGATGATCGTTCTGGATGCGTCAATCCTTTCAGAGAAAAAGGTGGACGTGCTATTCTGTATAGAGACGACAGGGTAGAAGATATCTTGCAAGCGGTTGATGATCACCTTGTCTTAATGGCTTAATTAGGGTATAATTATTATGTGGAAGTTGTGGGCAACTGCACTAGGTGAGAAAGCCTTTAGTACAAATTCCAGCGACTCTGATAAGGTTGCTATAATCAGAACTTGTATCGTTCTTGTTTATATCATCACTAACCTATTCATTGTCGCTGGTGTAATCAGACATTGGTGAATACATTATGAACATTTTTTATCTCGATAACGATCCTAAAACTTGCGCAGAGATGCATGTTGACAAACACTGTGTTAAGATGATTCTTGAATACGCACAGTTGTTGTCAACAGCACATCGTGTTATTGATGGCGAAGAGTATATTGACTTTACTAAAAATGGTCGAAAGATCAAACGGTGGCGTCTGTCTAACGACAATATGGAACGTTTGTTGTATAAAGCAACTCACATCAATCACCCATCTGCAGTTTGGGTGCGACAATCACAAGCAAACTATGACTGGTTGTATGTACTGTGGCGTGAACTAATGTCAGAGTATACCTATCGCTACAACAAACGTCATGAATGCGAGAAACTTGTTACTCTGTTGAAAAAAGTACCTCATAATATTAACAAAGATTTAGATTTTACAGAACCAACCCCTGCGATGCCAGATGAATATAAAGTAGACAATAACAGTATTGCTTCATATCATAACTACTATCGTGGTGCTAAAACACGAATGTTCTCTTGGAAACAAAGAGCAACACCTGCGTGGGTTTAATAAAATACTAAATACAAATGTACAGACAAAGGAGTACACATGCCAACATATAATTTTAGAGATACGAACACAGGCGAAGAATTTGAACGTTCAATGCGTATCTCTGACCTTGATCAATTCAAAATAGACAATCCCCACCTACAACAATATTTAACTGGAGCACCTGGATTAAATTTCCGTGGTGTCGGGACTAAGGCAGTCACAGACAGTGGGTTTAAGGAAGTCTTACAAAAAATACATTCACGTGCTCCTGCGTCTGACTTAACTAATTCCTCAAGCCAACTCTAGGAGAATACATGCCAAGAAAAACTGCTCTTAAGGTAGTTGAACAATCACAATATAATGGCAATGATCAAAAGACAGCAAGCGTAAGAATGAAAGTAAGGATAGATGATTTAAAAACCTGTCCTGCGTTAACTGTCAATCAACAAAACTTTTATGACGCATATAAAAAAGGGGATACAAATATTGCGTTGCATGGTGTAGCAGGTACTGGTAAAACATACATTGCTCTCTATAAAGCACTAGAGGATGTGTTGGATAAAGGCACACCAACAAATAAGATTCTCGTTATCCGATCAGCTGTCCAATCAAGAGACATCGGACATCTTCCAGGGGACGTAGCAGAAAAACTTGCTGTCTTCCAACAACCATATCAACAAATTTGTAATAATCTTTTTAATAGAAAAGACGCTTGGGCTAAGTTAGAAGAACAAGGTGTTATTGAATTCGTTTCTACATCGTTTATTCGTGGAACAACTTTTGATGATTGTATCATTATCGTTGACGAGATGCAGAATATGAATTTTGAAGAAATTGATACCATCATGACACGTGTTGGTTATCGTTCAAGAATTATTTGGTGTGGCGATTACCGTCAAACAGATCTAAGAAAAAATAACGACAAGAGTGGCATCCTACAATTCTTTGAGGTTGCTAAATACATGAAGTCATTTACTCGAGTAGAATTTCAAGCAGAAGATATTGTTCGTTCTGATCTTGTAAAAGAGTACATTTTGGCTAAATTAGAATACGAAGATAGAGAGGACTAACAATGAGTTTTGAATTTGATTTCACGAAGGAACATCTAGCCGAGATTATCTCTGCCGATGCAGATGATTGGTATGATGCTTTGTGTAATTTGCTACCCAAGTACGGTATTACTACAGAGCGTAGAGTTGCGCATTTTCTAAGTCAGTGCGCACACGAATCAAATGGTTTTAAGAGTTTGGAAGAGAATCTAAACTATTCAGCCAAAGCACTTCGTTCTGTATTTGGTCGTTACTTTGGTGATGCTCCAAAAGCAGACGCAGATGAATATGCTCGCAATCCAGAGATGATTGCTAATCGTGTTTACAATGATGAGTTCCGTAAATACAAAATGGGTAACGTTCAAGAAGGCGATGGCTGGCGTTTCCGTGGTCGTGGTCTGAAGCAGTTGACTGGACGTGACAACTATACACGTTTCGGTAAAACTGTAGGCATGACAGCAGAAGAAGCATCAGAGTATGTTGCGACTCCAGCAGGTGCCATTGAATCAGCATGCTGGTTCTGGGGTGCGAATAATCTAAACGATATCGCTGACACAGATGATGTTGTGAAGATGACTAAGAAGATTAATGGTGGCAACATCGGTCTTGAAGATCGTCAACGTCGTTACAAGCATGCGCTAGAAGTACTTGGTATGGATGCGGATGACTTGGGTACAGACGATGGAGATCACGCAGAGATTCTAGATGATATCGGTGTGCTACGTAAAGGATCACGTGGTGAAGGTGTCAAGATTATGCAGGAAGCACTAGGTCTTTCTGCTGATGGTGTCTTTGGTCCAGGAACTGAACGTGCACTAAAAGAATGGCAAGCAAAGAACGGTCTCACTGCAGACGGTATTGCTGGACCAGCAACTTTCTCCAAGTTGTTAGACGATTAAACTTGACTTTTTCATACTCCTGTTGTATAATGGGAGTATGAAATTATTTAAGCACCACACTCATGTTATACCCAAACTCAACCGTATCACTAGCGAAGACGGTTCGAGACTATATCAAACTCCAACTGGTTCAGCCTATCCTTCTGTCACAACGGTTACAGGATTGCTTAAAAAACAAGAAATCATTGCATGGAGAAAACGAGTCGGAGAAAAAACAGCAAACGAAATCTCAGGACGTGCTGCCCGACGAGGAACCAGAGTACATAGTCTATGCGAAGACTATCTGTCCAATAAGCAAGTCGACATCGATATGTTTGATCAAGAAATGTGGAAGTCGTTCACGCCACTCTTGGATCGCATAGATAACATACACTGCTTAGAAACCCCACTATATTCAGACCACCTCCAAGTAGCAGGTACTGTCGACTGCATAGCAGAGTTTGACGGGAAAATGTCTGTCATTGATTTCAAAACTTCTAGGCGTAAAAAAGGATATGAGGATATTCATGATTACTTCATGCAATGTTCCGCATACGCTGTGGCTTTCGAAGAAAGAACTGGGATTCCAGTTCCTAGGTTAGTCATTTTAATGGCAGTTGATGATGAAGATCCTCTAATTTTCGTTGAGAAACGAGATACATGGGTTGATAAATTCATCTCACTACGACAGGAGTACAGGAAATGGAAAAATTGCTAGTTGGTTTATTTTTGGCTGCTATACCATTATCAGGAATTGGTGAAGAAAAACAAGTTGAGAGTTTCACGATGCTATCAAAAGTCGTCTGCTCTCAGGACTATGAGGGTGTCTATGATGTTCTTAGTAAAAAACATGGTGAAGTTCCAATAATCACCACAGAAGATGCTAATAGCCTAATCACTGTCTGGATCAATCCAGATAATGGTCGTATGACATTCACAGAACAGACAGAAACAGAAATTTGTATTATCGGCATTGGAGAGAGAACCCAACTTTTTCCAGTAACAAAAGGTATTGCCTTGTAATAACTTTTGGGGTATAATAAATAATATGCTTGAGTTGATGACTCTTGTTGGAGGGTTTCTGGACGTGGGTGCGATTCCCACCACCTCCACCAAAAGTATATTGGAAGTTGTTCTAGTACAGCGTTGGTTATAACCAAACTTGCTTCCCAACATAACAAGACTGCCTTGTCTGCAGCGGTCCAGTATACTTTTGATGGGGGTGAACAGGTTCGACAGGTTCATGAAGGCACGACGAGACGATAGCGTTAATGTAAATGCAAACGATAGCACTTACGCACTAGCTGCCTGATAACAGGTAAGTAGGAGTTTCAGTAGGTTTCTTGGCAACAGAATAACCTACTACTTTTGAATAAAACTTAGGAGGGCATTATGCTTCATAAGATTTCAGATATGTGTGATGTTGTTAATGTGATGTATGAAAAGAGTATGAACTTGCGTCGCCTGAAATATGACACTCCCAAAGAACATCAAGACCAAGCAGTTATTCAACACCTAGTTGAAGATATACAAGCACTCGCTTTGCAGATTGGTGTTGATAAATCAAGATACGTAAAGAGATGATAGCTGCTATACTTGGTAATGGTCCAAGTAGAGTCTCTTACTTCCAAAACAAAATAAAATATGATACTGTTGTGGGATGCAACATTCCATGGACAGACGTTGACTACACCATAATTTTAGATGAAGAGGTTGTAACTAGATGGAAAGCAGAACCGAATATGATAAAGGTTCCAGCTTATTTTAGTGTACATTCTTGGGAGTATATTGACAGACCATTACGTGCGATAGAGTTTTTCGAGCCATTCAAACTGGGTATTGTAAAACCTGGAAAGGAATATGATACTAGTGGACATGTGGCGTGTTCACTTCTTATATCAAAAGGGTATAAGGAAATTGATGTATATGGGGCAGATGTAATGTTCTCAGATACATTGAAATCACGATCTCACGATTTTTTTAAGAATCATCCAGATCCGAACAGTTCCGCTCACATACGTGGGTGGAGAAATAGATGGCAGAGGATTGTTGAAGGAAATCCAGATGTCATTATTAACTTTAGGAAGTAACATGATGTCTAATAAAGCACTACTATTCTGCACATTCCTATGTGCGTTGATGATTTTACTGCTATTCAATATGAGAGATAACGCACAAGCCTTGACATTGCATGAAGATGTGCGTATAATTATCTCTAAACCTCCAGCCCCTAAACCTGATGTGAAACATATTGTTAAGGTTGAATACCTAACATATAAATCATCAACTAGAGATTGGAGAAACGAAAGTTATCTTAATGATCACTACTACATCCAACCGATTGAAATTCAAGAACAGATTAACTGTCTGGCACTGAACATCTATCATGAGGCAGCAGTAGAGACTAATAAAGGTAAGTTAGCGGTGGCATTCGTCACTTTGAATAGAATGTATTCTGATAGATTCCCAAACAGTATTTGTGGGGTAGTATACGATGCTAAGTATTCAAGTTGGTGGAAAGAAAACCACGACAAAGAAGTACCACTGTTAAACCGATGTCAATTTAGTTGGTTTTGTGATGGCAAACCTGACGAAGTACGAAGTGAAAAGGCATTTGAAACTATAACTAGAATTGCGACTTATGCAGTACTAAATTATAATTATGTTGAAGATCCTACTTACGGAGCAATGTGGTATCATGCATACTATGTTAAGCCTAGTTGGAGATATGATTTCACAAAGACGGCAACAATTGGCGCACATATTTTTTATAGGACGAAAACTAATAATGAAGAAAATGAATCTACAAATTTCGGAAGAAAACCAGAACCAATCGTTTTTCTTGCTTATCGGTGAGATCACTCTGGAAACATGTAAAGAAATGATCGAATGGATTCTATCTGCTAATTTTACTGAAGAGAAACCTGAAGTCTTAAATGTTATTATAACTTCCCCAGGAGGGGATTTGAATGCTGCGTTTGCTGTTATTGACGTTATGCGTGGTAGTGCTATACCAATTCGCACCATTGGCTTAGGACAAGTTGCTTCTGCTGGTTTAATGATTTTCTTAGCTGGAGAACGTGGGCAACGAATCCTTACACCTAACACTTCAATTCTGTCTCACCAGTATACATGGGGTGCTTTTGGTAAAGAACACGAACTGTTTGCAACTATTAAAGAGTATGATCTTACAACTAAGAAGGTTATTGATCTTTACAAGAAAACAACAGGATTATCTGAGGCTAAGATTCGTGAATTTCTGCTACCTCCACAAGACGTCTGGCTCTCTCCATCAGAGGCTAAGAAGTTGAAGATCTGTGACCAAGTGAAAGAATTGTCTTGACATGCAAGAATAGTTAGTGTATAATTATATTATGATTGATTTGTTTAGACCTACTTGTGACTGGATTCGTAATGACTGGAATTCTAATCGTACTCGCTTTGTTGCTGAGTTGCTCGCTTGGGCTATTAGTATTGGGTGTTCGCTTACAATGGCGATTACCGTGCCTAATCCTCCCCTTATGGCTCTTTATCCTGTATGGATTACTGGTTGCGGCATCTACGCTTGGGCTGCTTATACTCGGAAATCATTTGGGATGTTGGCTAACTACATGTTGCTTGTAGGTATTGATACAGTAGGACTTATGAGGATGATAATATCATGATTGACTTTGGTAAAATATATTTTGTTCAAGAATACAAAACTTCTAAAGTGTCTCATGAAGTATCAGGCGATACTTCTTTAAATGAATTGATTGAAGCATTTGAGATGTTTCTAAAGGGTGCAGGGTTCAGTATTCCAGATGGCGCACATCTGGATATTGTATATGATGAGGAAGATACATGAATATTAAACATGAACCCATATTTGAAACGCACTTGATAGAAGAACACTATACTAAAAAAGATGGTGTTCCAGTTAAATACGTTTGTACTTCTGCTCTTGGATCTCAAGATTTTGCTGTAGATGTTTTCTATCGTGAAACCCCACATCCAGAATTTGGCAATAGGTATTTTGGTGTCTATCGTAACATGTATGCTGCAGGTGCCCAAATTATGATCACCAATGCAGATGTTATTGAAACGCTTGATTTTTATATGGTGGAAGATAGTAATGGTGATCTAAACTATTCTACACACCGACATGATTATCGAGTTATGGATAATGGAAATATGATTGATGGTGGTCGTGCATATTGTAGGTCTAACACAAACACACGTTATTTCTTCGTTGCTGATGGTAAGCTACAAGAAAAGTGGCTTTTTGAAGACAGTGGGATTGAAGAATGAAAGTTTATATTAGTAAATATCGAGACCATTGGTTCTCACCTTACACATTACTTGAAAAAATCTTCTTCTGGAAAGACTGGGCGAAACGAGATGGTCCAGATTATCCAGAGTGGGTTGAGAAAACGTCTAATATACTAGAGCCTATCTCTAAAGGCACTCAGTGGATTCTTGATAAAGTCCATCCTCGTGTTGAGTATGTCAAGATCGATCGCTGGGACACTTGGAGTATGGATAGTACACTTGCTCCGATCATCCTTCCTATGTTGAAACAGTTGAAAGAAATTCAACACGGTTCTGGTATGGTTGATATGGAAGATGTTCCCCCTGAAATGCGCTCAACCAGCTATGAAGAGTGGGATAACCAACTTGTATTTGACTTCTACAACGATCCTGAACTATGTAAACAGAATATTGAATCTGATGTTCATACACGATGGGCGTGGGTATTGGATGAGATGATCTTTGCATTCGAGTCCTACACTTATGAATGGGAAGAAAAATATCGGTCTGGTGAACTTGACATTCAGTGGAAGAAACTAGAGAATGGCATGAGTGAAATGATTCATGGTCCAAATGATACGTATCAGTGTGATTATGATGGAATGAAACAAGAACAGGAGCGTATCAACAATGGATTACGTTTATTCGGGAAATACTACGGTAATTTGTGGGACTGACGACCCCCACGACGACTGTACACACTGGATAGGACTGATATAACCCCACCAAAAGTGGGGTTTTTTGTTGACTTTTCTCTATTTTTGCGGTATACTTCTTCTTTTACATGGAAACCGCATATGAAAGTACATATCACCGATGAATTTCATACCGTATGGTCTTTTGAGTCCAATTCTACGGAGGATATTCTCAAAATTCTTGAAGAATGGCTCAAAAATCTTGACGAAACGCCGATTTACGACATAAATATTGAAATTCCGTGAAAAAAACCTGAAAAAAGACAAAAAAAGTGTTGACTTTTTTGATAAATGTGGTATAATATACCTATGAACTGTGAAAAAGGAAACTTCGTTATGACTACCTTCTCTAAAGAACACTTTTCTTACTCTGGTGGGTTTCTCATGTATACAGGTGACTATTCTGGTCGTCCTGTCTGGGAAGATCGTGCTGGAATCCATCCGACTCGTGTTGGTACTCCGAAAGATCTTTTCATTGCACGTTTTAAATACCGTGGTCCGATTACCAAAGCAATTTTCATGAAAGAACTTCTTAAGAATCACACTGTTGAGTCTTACGCTGCTGCTCTCGACTCTGGTAAATCACCTCTTGATGTCCTTCGCCAGAAAAATCCTAGCTGGTACGAAAACACCATGGATAAATTTCGTTTGAAGGCAGCAGCATGAGCACCCCAGCACACAAAAAAGCTGCTCGTCAGGAGCAGCATAAACTTGAGAAACTAAAGAGAGAGTATGAAGCACTTATTGGTTCTGTTAAGCGAACCAAAAAGAAACGTGAGTTTGTACCTTACGTAACAGAAAAAGTGTTCGTTAGAGAGACGCCACATTATCCAAGTCTTTCTAATGGTATTGCTGGATTTGCTGCGAAGAAAGAATCACAGGTATACACAGGTACTCTGATCAAAGGTATTGCTACTATGCATAAGAGCAATGCAGTACCAATCATTAATAAAGAACAGGCTGAAGAAATCAGCAGAATGAGGAGATAATATGGGTGGCTGGGAAGCAGTAGGGTACGGCTTAATCTTAGTATGGTGCGGATGGATGCTTGGGCGTGATTCTATGAATAAAAAAGTCCAGATGGCTATCGAGATAACTGTACAAAACCTTATCGACAATGGTTATCTAAAGACTCGTGGTGAAGATATCCTAAAATACGACGAAGAATAACCTTGTCTTGCAATTTATTATGGAGTATAATATGACTATGTTGAAAAGTTACGTTGAATCAGAAGTAGAAAAACTAGAGAGCCAGTACCTCGCTCTCCGAATTCAGAAACAAAAACTCGATATGTTTTTTGACGTTTATCTTGAGAAATATGATCGGTTTATGCGTGCAGACGATACTGAAAACAAATACTGGAAACTTTACCGTTCGAAATTGAAAGAGTATGAAAAAGTTGAAACAGAAATTACATCAAACAGATACTTCAGAGGAAAATTTAGCACCTGAGAATATGTTCCAATCAGCTAATGAATTCTCTATGCACATAGAGATGATGGTAGTTGAATCTGGAATTACTTACATGGATGCCATTTTACAATACTGTAGTGAAAATTATCTCGAGCCTAGCGACATCGCTTCTTTGATCAGTAAGTCACTGAAGGATAAACTCGAAATGAATTTTCAGGATCTTAACTACTTGCCGAAAGCTGCACGGTTGGATATATGATGAATGGATTTAGAGCGTATCGCTATTACCTAGCAACCAAACTCCACTTCACAAAAGATAATTACGATGTCTTTGAAAAGAGGGGTAGCGTGAAAGGTTCTGAAGCTGCGTTCATGGCTAGAAACGACAGACATATATTCAACAAGTTGGCTAGGAACTACGATACAGACAGAGAAATCATACAATACTTTGTAGCCAACTTTGCTTATCGTAACGAAGGGTTCTTGTATGAAGAATCTTCTGGTTCTGATGCTTACACCAAATGGATTAAAAACAAGCAAAGTATTACACAGATGTTTGTAGATGATCTAAGTAAAATGCTGAACACTGTAGAAACTAATAAACAACAAGGTGCTTGTCTTTTTGAATGGGATGGGGTAGAATATCCTCTAGCGTTGACTATGTTTATTGGTAATCAGATAAATGTTGAGACACTTAGAATCATTGATGACATCTTCCCATTTCTGACAAAGTGGACTAACAAAGGTATTATCACCGAGATTTGGAGCGATGAGTTTAGAGTTATCAAGAAATTAGTAGGATTTGTGAAGTACGATCAGTCCAAAATATTGACTGTGTGGCATAAATTTAAACACGAACTTGATGAGTTATAAAGCGATAGTATCATGGGTAAGACATTCAGAAAAGAAAAGCAATTTGACGATTTTTCCTCACAGCGTGGTGGGCGACCACAGAGGGAACAAAAACGCACAGCACAACGTGCGAATTTGAAGACGCTAAATAGGTATGTTGAAGATTTTGATGATGATGTAGAACTTGATGACGAAATCTTCATCGAACATACTAAACAACATACTCCGTAAATACGACATAAAGGAAATACGACATGGATATTAACACACTACGTAAAATGCGCAACTCTGACTTCTCTAAAATCACTGGAGAATTCGATAAGATTGCAAACCCTCAGTCTGAAACTAAGTCTTATAAAGACGATCGTTTCTGGCGTCTCGAAGGCGACAAAGCAGGTAATGGTACTGCTACAATTCGCTTCCTCCCTCGTGTTGAAGGTGATGAACTCCCTTGGGTTCGAATCTTCTCTCATGGTTTCCAAGGACCAACTGGTAAGTGGTACATCGAAAACTCGTTGACTACTATCGGTAAAGACGATCCTGTTGGAGAACTAAACACACAACTCTGGAACTCAGGTTCTGAAGCCAACAAAGAAATCGCTCGTAAGCAAAAGCGTAAGCTGTCTTACACTGCTAACATTCTAGTTGTTTCTGATCCTAAACATCCTGAGAATGAGGGTAAAGTATTCTTGTTTAAGTTTGGTAAGAAGATCTTTGATAAGATCATGGATAAAGCCAAGCCAACATTCGAGGATGAGACCCCAGTCAATGTGTTTGACTTCTGGGAAGGTGCAGACTTTAAAATGCGCATGCGCAAAGTATCTGGATATGCTAACTACGATGAATCGCTATTCTTGGAGCCAGCTGCTATTGCTGGTGGGGATGACGAGAAGATTCTTAAAGTAGCGAACTCACAGTATGCTCTATCTGAATTCAATGCGCCAACTAACTTCAAATCTTATGAAGAACTAAAGAAGAAGTTGGAAAGTGTTCTGTCTGGCGATAGCTATGCTTCTAAGAGTGCAGCAGAATTGGTAGATGAAGTTGAGATGGTCTCTGCGCCAGCACCTCAGCCTAAGTCTGCTCCTGCTCCGCAACCAAAGGCAGCAGCTGTTACTGCTGATGATGAAGATGACATGATGTCATATTTTCAGAATCTAGCCAATGACTAAGTAGTAAGCAACAGTCGTGTATTTGACTGCGCTGCTTAATTAGTGTAGGGAGATCTTCGGATCTCCCTTTTTTATTGTGTAGCAGGAACCATATATCTGGAGTTAGATGGATCGCCATTTCTGATTGGTTGTGGTGCTCTTTGAACGGTTGTGTTGTTGTTATTGATAACTGGAGCAGATACTGCTACGTTATTTGATTGAGCACCAGTTGCGTTCCTTTGAGCATCGGCTACATCAACTGAAGCTGTGCCAATATCAGGTGTTGTTGGTGCCTGTGGGATTAGGTCTTGCATATTAAAAGAAGCACCCTCTTGTTCTTTTAACAAGACAATTGGATCTATACCTGAGAGAGCCAGACCAGTATTATACCAAGATAGACGCTCATAAGCAGCAGCACGTGCCATTGCTAATTCTACGCTAGTACCTTCTGCTTCTGCTGCTCTTCCTGCTTCTGCTTGCTCAGGAGTAATCTGTACACCATTAAACGTAGTGCCAGTCGCAGTGTCCATGAATGGACTTGCTGGTGTTACTGATCCTGCTGTATCAGAGGTAGCGGATGCTGGTGGAGTTTCTGCTGGTGTTTCTTGATCTCCAGCGAATGGATACCATGGACCAAATTCTACTGGACCATATAATGGAATATTAAACCCAATAGCTGGAATGCCAAATCCTGCGAAGAAATCTAGTACTGGATCAAACAGACCAGAGAAGAAATTACCGATACCAGCAAACCAATCACTAACAGTAGCTACTGCAGAATCAAAAGCTGCTCCAACATATTCTGGAATAGATTTTACAAAACCAACGATACCATCAATCATACCGTTGAATAGATCTGTGAAGCTGAATGAACTCAACCATTCAGCTGCTTTGTCAAACCCAAACATATCCAATACCCAAGCAGTAGCACCCTTCAACATATCGAGAGGAACTGTAATTAGTGAATTGAATAGTCCTTTGATAGCACCACCAATACCTCCGATGATACCACCTTCCATGAATCCTTCAATTGCCCCAGATACAGTATCAAAAACTGTCATAAGGATTGTTAATGGATAGAAGATTTTACTAAAGACTTTAGCTGCACCTGAGAACATAGTCGTGAAACCACTTAGGGACTTTCCAACTGATCTAAAGAAGCCGAAGATTTTAGAAATACCACTGGTAATAGGTGCAAAGATTTTGCTAATTGCTGTTCCCATAGCAGAACCTGTACTTCTCATCGACTTGAATGCGTCTGTGAGTGGTTTGAAGAAATCTGAAACTGCTGTTCCTATTTTACTAAAGAACTGACCAATCTTACCGATCTGTCCATCGCTGGCAAATACGCTCTTTAGTCTAGCGATAATTTTACCGAACCCATCCCCTACAGTTTTGAAGAAACCACGTAGAGAATTCATAGTTTTAGTAGCTAGTTCTGTTAGTTTGGTTGGCATGATGGCTTTCATCATCGCTTTCCATGCCTTAGCATAACCAGCAATCGCTCCAACAAGACCACCCAATGCTAGACCAAGAATACCTCCAAGGAAACCGATATCTTGATCGTCTCCACCACCTTCTGTGCCACCTGCAGGTTTTACTTTTTGTCCTTTATCGATAGACTCTAACAGCGCAAGCATTTTTGCTTGTTGTCTTGCTTGTTCTAACATCTGCTCTTGAGACATGCCTGATGCCTCGATAGTCTCAGCGATTAATTCTAATCCTGCTATCTGATCATCACGCTGTCTAAGAGCGTCTGAGTTAGCTTCTTTAATAGTTTCGACTACGTCTGCTAGAGTTGCCATCTTTTACCTTTTAGAATACTTTCGTTGTTCGGCTTTTCGTTTTTCTTCTTCTAAGTGTTGAGCCAACATTGTAACATATAATTCTCGCTCAAACGGTATCATTTCTTCTAGCTCAGTCAAAGAGTATTTATGATATTGCAATAAAGCGAAATTAGTTTTATACATGTTCATAAGACTCTCATGGCTGAGCATTACGAAAAAAAACTGTTTAGCCCCTCAATCTTTTTCTCATGTGCATGTCCACATTCTGGACATGAATAGTTAATTGTTTTAGACAACTTCGGCATGTTTTCAAAGAATGCTTGGATCCTTTTGAATTGTTCATTCGTTAGGTTGTCTAGGAAGTCTTTAACTTCTTTATCTGTAGCCTTCTCAATAGGGAAGGTTTCATCTTCAGTATAAATCATATCCATACACGCAGAGATAATAGCGTACATGGCATCAGGATCGTTAGGATCTTTAATCTTTTCCATCTGCTCCATAACTTTGACAGATGGGTATTTCATAATAACACCAACACCTTCCCATAATGGAATGTCTGTGGTTTGTCCTTCAGGAAACTCTACTTCAATATCTGCGATATTAAGATTGATGTTTACTTTAGCCTTTTCATTTTCTTCATCACACTTTTCACATCTAATTGTTAATGTGACAATCTCACCTACGGACTTGGCACGAATCTGAGAAAAGATATACTCAAGATCAAACATAGCAATGTTTGCTGTGTCGATCTTACCGTCAAAACATTCGTCAATAACTTCTGACAATGTTCTGACCATTACAGAAGCATCTTCAGACTGCATCGCCAATAGTAGTGCCTTTTCTTGTTTGACAAGAAATGGTTTGAAAAAATAACTCTCTTTGGTAGAGGGTAGCACCAGTTTGTACTTTGGTGCAGCGTTCATAGGCAAAGCCATAATTAGTCTCCTTTGTTCATTTTGTGGATCAGTTTGTTCAACTCTGCGGTTGAACCTACAAATATCGCATTATTCGTCACGTTTTTATCACCTTTGGATGCCTTTGGTGCATCCAACTTTTGTTTCTGTTGATGTAGATCCATCAGTTGCTGGTTTACATCAGCCAATTGTTTAATCAGATTACCCACAACTTCAAAAGCACGTGGGTGTTCTGATTGTTTTGCTACTTCTAGAGAATGCAAGAGTGCTTCCTGTCCCTTCTCTAGAAGATTCTTTAGGTTTTCTCTGCTATCGTCATAGTCTTTTTCAATCCGAGCATTAGGTTCTTTAATAACCTCGCCATCTTGGGTAATAATTTCTTGTGTACCCTTAGGCATTGGTTCTATATCAAAAGTCTCAGACAAATTTTCATCAATTTTCATATCAATTCTTCCTAATTCTTACTTAGGGTTTATTTTTTGCTTTCAAAAGCAGATTTACCATAAAAAGCTGCAACGATTGCTGCTACAGAAACAAAGTATGTTGGAGCCATGTCGCCCAAAATCTTACCAGCGTTTTCTAAGCCTAGTAGAGATGCCATGACTACTGAGAATGGGTATAGCAACATACCAAACAAAGCAAACCAAGCCATGTTGCGCTGGGCATCACGCATCGCATCTTCATCTTCAAGACGTTTGCGCTTTGCGTCAAGCATCATCTTCATTTCTTCTGTAGAGATATGACCATCTCCGTTTACATCTGCTTCTAGTGTATCGTTAGTAGCATCTACTGTTAGTGTTTTTTTATCCGTCATGCGAATAGACTCCTTATTGGGTTAAGCATTGATGATGCTCGTGATTTACCAGCATCAACTAGGGTTATCAATCTATTCGGAAGTCCATCGATCCCTTGTGGAAGATTTTCCTCAAGTTCTCCATTCCATAACTTTTGAGTGTTCCGAAAATCAGTAATATGTGCGTTAAGTAACGTTTCAGATGTAACTGAAAGATCTCTCTGAGATTCAGGTGCGTTAGACACCGTTGTGACAGGGACTGCTCTCCAATTTCTATACTGCATCGTTACTGACAGCTTCATAATATCTTTCGCTGCGTAATCCATTTGAACTGCGCCGATGGATTTAGGATATGCTTCAAAAAGTTTACAACGATAGGTTACATGCCCATCTTTACTCATCACAAGAATAGTCATATCACAGGTATACTCGTCATAGTACCTGAATTTACGACTCTGTGGATGTTGAATAAACGACATCCAATCATCAAACATGCCTTTGACTGCCATATCTTTATCAACGAAGAAAGATAGAGTCACTGTATCATATAGTTTTTCGTAAGGAGTTTCACGAAATTCACCGAATGTTCTATTCTGAATTGTACCATAACTCATTCCTGGAAGTTGCGCACCATCACAGAACATTAAAACTTTCTGTAGCTTTGTTTGTCCAATTGGAACAGGTGGTGACATCTCAACCATGAACCTGTTTGTGACTGACAACCCACCTTGTTTAACTTGTGAAATAAATTCGCTTAGTGCCATTTGTTAACTTCCTATCATTTTTCTTTTTGAGTCTTGCCAAACATTTTCTTTTGATGCTTTTCTGAAGTTCTCGACAGGTAGCAACATAGCAGTTGCCCAATCATTAATTTCGATTATTCGAAATTGTGATCTTAGTCTAGAATACTTGTATCTTTTAACGCATGGCACAGCTGCTCTATATTTGGCAACTCCTGCGATCGTTTCCCAAGTAAACCTCATTCTTGTTGTTTCATCCATTCTTGTGTTTGATCTAAATCTCCATAACCTGTCTAATAAAATAAACCTCAAATAATAAGGTAGGTAGTGTAAGTTTAGTCCTACGAAACCATCACCCATAACACGCATAACCAAAACGCAAGGGAATCTATCATAGTATGGCAGATCCTTTTTAGTCTCAGCATCATATATGTACATGTACATAAATCCAGGACGAATCCTCGTTCTTAGGTCTTCAGGTGACCCCCTCATAATTCTATTTGGGGTGTACTGCTTCCTTCGGAGTTTTCTTACTTCTCCGTCATACCAAGAACGTGCCTTAGTGTTCGCTGTCTCGAAGTCATATTGATGTTCTTCGAATGCGTCTTGTATTGGCGACTTTTTCGCCTGTGCTTCTGATATAGCCATAATCTATTTAGGAAGATATCCCTAGATCATGTTCTGTTATAATCTTGAAAGTCCAGCCTCTATCAGCTGCGTATTGTTTAGCAGCCTCCCACTTTGCCTGATTTTTAATGAATGTAGCAGACTCGACTAAATATCTCTTAGTGCGCTTTCCTGGAAATTCTGGAGGACGTGTCTGTTTAGAAGGTTTTACCTCAATAAGATATGTTTTGAGAGTACCAGATTTATCTCGTAGCTGTATTCTGAAGTCTATGTAATACCGATGAATTCTATTGTCGGTCGGACAACGATACGGTACTACGACTTCTTCTGAACTCCATTTTAGTATTTGTGGGTTACGGTCGCACCAATTGGCGAACATAGTTTCCCAACTTGAGCGCATAATTATATTTGTGTGATTCCCCAGATACTTTTCTGGTGCAGTAGGTGTGAATTTTCTTTTATAATACATTCTATTGGTCGCATAAATAACTTATAGGATCCTGTAACCTTTTATTTAGAGAAACCATATGGCACTAGTAAATTCATACGGATCTCCACAGCAAGACGCATCTAGGAATTTTAGTCCTGGACGTTACGATGTAGGGAGCCACCAATATCCATCTGACTTGTTCAATGGGGCTACGTTGGAAGGTTCCTCGGAGATTCTCAACACATACGGAAGCAACTACGTTATTTTCTATATTAACGTTGCGACCGATTCCAAACTATTTCAACAAACACAAACACCGACAGTGGATGATATCCCTCCTCGTTTAAGGGGTAATATTGTTGGTCAGGAAATGTCTAAAGAAGGTTTAATCGCTGCTTTTGGCTCTATCAATTTGTTTGCTGGTGGTGCTGGTGGTGCGTTACTTGGTGGTGACGTTTCAGGTGCTGTTAAAGGTATTGCCACCGCTGCGATCCCTACAGTTGGTGCTGGTATTGCCACAACACGTGCTCCAGATGCTACAAGATCGCAGAAACGTTTGAAAACTGCCATCGCTATGCACATCCCTAATCAGTTACAGATCCGTTACGGTGTGCAATACAGTGAAGAAGATACTGCTGCTCTATTAATGGCTAACTCTGTTGGCTCAGATGTTATCAATGCGTTTAGTGAAAATGGTTTCACAGGTGGAATTAGCGATATTGCCCAAAATAACACATCGCTCGGTGACGCTGTTACTGCTCTAACATTAGGTAATGCTCCTGGAACTGCTGGTGTCAGTGCTGCTTTAGGATTAGCGAACAACCCTAAGAAAGATCAAGTATTTAAAGGTGTAGACTTCCGTACGTTTAACTTCGAATACCAATTCTTCCCACGTAATGTTACTGAAGCTGAAAATATTATGAACATTATTCGTGAGTTTAAATACCACATGCATCCAGAGTTTAAGGACGCTAACCAATTCTTATACATCTATCCTTCTGAGTTTGATATTTTCTATTATCAAGGTGCACAAGAAAACCTCAATATCCATAAGCACACATCATGTGTTCTAACCGAAATGAACTTGAACTATACACCTAATGGAAACTTCACTACATTTGATAATGGTATGCCAACTCAGATTAACATGACATTGACATTTAGAGAACTTGCTCTCTTGTCCAAAGAAACTGTTAAGGAAGGTCTATAATGTACTTCAAAGATTTTCCTCGATTTGTATATGATTTCAAATATGCAGATAAAGATATTAGAACAGAGATCGTTACTGATATAACTCGAAACGTTAGGTTCCGAAAAGAACTAATGAAAAACGTTACGCAATTTGATGAGTATGATGTTCAAGATGGTGAAACTCCAGAAATTATTGCTGAGAAACTTTATGGTAACTCTCAGTATCACTGGATTTTAATGCTATTGAATGAGCGTTACGATTACATTAGCGATTTCCCTTTAGATGAAACTGCTTTGGTTAAACACATTGAGAGTTCTTACCCTGATGTTGTGTTCAACACTAATGATGTAACTAACACTCTGTCTAATGTTGTTTTAAAAATGGGTGTGAGATATCCTGATTCATCATATTCAGAAGAAGAATTAGCATTGAAAAACTTTATGGCTAATGGAACTGATACTACTACATATTATGGTGGCTCTTATGCTGACATTGATTCCAGCGGTAGAGTTAATGCTTCTGATGCTCGTTCTTGGCTACTTGTATCACGTGCCCAAGAAGGTGATGTTAGATTAACTACTCCAATTGGTGGTATAGACATTACACCGCAAGAAATTATTGATCAGATTGTTGCTATTCAAAACGCAACTCCAGGCACTTTCCCATCTGCTATGTTCTTACCAAGTGCTTATTATGCCGTGCATCATTATGTTGATCATGAAGGGTTTATTGTAGATAAATCAAACCCAGAAGCCACAGCTGTATATAATGACCAATATGAAAGAGCATTAAATGAAGAGAAACGTAGGATTAAGGTTCTTGCTCCTAATATGATTGCAACAATATTGAAAAATTATAAAGATCTACTATAATGACGACATCTGCTCAAGAGTTAAAATTTGCTGGTGATGTGAAGATTGTTAAGGCATTGATGACGTCATCAACTGGCTTTTCACAAAACATTACTGAACAGATCCAAGCTGTATCTATATTTGAAGATATTTTTTCACCATTTATCACAGGCAATCTTATTATGAAAGATGGCTTGGACTTGATTAACTTGTTTCCTATTATCGGTGAAGAAAACCTTGAGTTAGAAATTCAAACTCCCTCAATGGAAAATGCTAGTATTATCGGAAAGTATTATGTCTATAAACTTTCTGAGCGTGAACTTATGGGCGATCGTACTCAAACATACAAATTACATTTCATCTCCCGTGAAGCATTGGTTGATATTAATAAAAAGACCAGTAAAACATTTGCTGGAAGAGTTGAAGAAATTGTACCAACATTTATTCAAGATGACGCAGTTGGGTTAGAATCTAGAAAACGTCTTATCATTGATCCGACAACACAACACATTAAATACATTTCCAACTTTTGGAGTCCATTACAAAATATTAGATACTTGACTAACCAAGCTGTTAGTGCGGCAGGTAGACCAGATTTTGTGTTTTTCGAAAATAGAGATGGATTCTATTTTGTTAGTTTATCATCTTTATACAACAATCCAATCTATCAAGAATTTACCAAACAGAACTATACACGAGAAGTTGACGATAATGGGATGTCAGTTCGTGACATCAATGCAGATTATAAACAGATTGAAAACATCAGCGTACCTAAAGGTTTAGATACTTTAGAAAGAACACGTGCAGGTGCCATGGCATCACGGCAATACACTTATGATGTGACGAATAAAAGATATAAAGTAAAGTATTTTAATATCAATGATGTGTGGAATTCTCAGGGACATACGAACGAGAATAAACCATTTAGTAAAAATGCTGTTATTAAAAACGCATCAAAAATCTTTACTACTACTGACTTTTCTAATAGCTTCACTGGGTTTGATGGTGGTAATGAAGAATTTAATCATTTTCAAGAAAGAGTTTCTACTCTGTTTTTAGCAGAAGATAGAAAGATTGAAATTGAAGTTCCAGGAAGAACTGATTATACAGTTGGACAAACAGTTAAACTAAATTTAAGTAGATCAGAACCTTATTCTGTAGGAGAAGATGATTCTGAAGATCGTGTACTTGGTGGTAAATATCTTGTTGCTGCTATCAATCACTTTGTCACAAAAGAGCGACACACTTGCTACATAGAATTGATCAAAGATTCTACTGTCGCTAATCCAAATGGGAAATTTAACTAATGATGTATTATGGCGTTGTAGAAAATAGATTAGATCCACTTCAACTTGGTAGATGCCAAGTTAGGATTGTTGGTGTTCATACTCATGATAAATCAGCGTTGCCTACTGCTGATCTTCCATGGGCATATGCAGTTTCACCTATTCAATCTGCTTCAATGAATGGTATCGGAACATCACCAGTTGGACCAGTTGAAGGAACGACAGTGATGGTGGTGTTTGCCGACGGTGACAAACAAAACCCTATTATTCTAGGAACACTTGGTGGTCTATCAACGAATCCTCTACCTATTGGTCTAGATCCAGATTCACTTGATCCAACAACACCAATCGAAGATATTGTTCTAAGAACAATTCCTGGACCAGTCACTGGCAATCAGTTAACATTCTTTGATCCAAACGGTATAGCGTCTAACTTAACTGGACCACTATCACCAAATATGCGTCTGGATGGTTACGCATTACCAGAAGATACATTTATTGTTTCTATCGATGGTCCAACCACAATAACTATCAACAATCCAGTTACTGAATATCGTGAAAACATCATCACGTTTAGTCCTGTACCAAGTAATTTATCAGATCTAATATTATCATCAATAGTCAGACGTCAGCCGACAGCTGTTGCTGGATCTGAAACTGCAGTTGCGGCACAGGCTAGTGGGCAGACAGTCAGGACATTACCTTCTGAATCTGATATTGCGACTCCACCATCTTCTACACCAGTAAACAACGACATTCCGCAAGTTCCACCAGAAAATTCTGGTGCTGATAGAAATAAAGCGATCGAAGGTATTCGTGCTATAATCGCTGCCTGCGATCAAGTTGGATTGACTACCAAAGAACAAAAAGCAGCAGTTCTCGGTATTTGTGGTGGTGAGTCTAAATGGGTTCCCCAACAAGAATCGTATAACTACTCACTTAGTAGAATTAAACAAGTTTATAGATTTGCATCAGATGCTGACGCAGAACATTATTCACGTGCGCCAAGGAAAAACATTACTCGTGAAGAATTCTTCTCATGGGCATATGGTCCAACTCAACGTGGCGCAAACTTCCTTGGAAACAGAAACGATGCAGATGGTGGACGTTTTTATGGGCGTGGTTTTATTCAGCTAACTGGTCGTTCTAATTATGAGCGTTATCAAAGACTGGGTACAGAACTTGGTCTTAACATTGATATTGTGAACGATCCTGAAACATTAAACACTGACATTAATGTTTCTGCTTTAATTGCTGCTCTATATTTCAAAGATCGTGTTCCATCAAGTGTTGGTCCACAAGACCACCCTGGATATTTCTATGCTGCCAAACGTGCAGTTGGTAATAACACAGCTGACATTGCTGCCATAAAAAGAGAATACTATGAGTATTTCTATGGCTTGGCTGCACCAGATGCACCAACTAGAACTGCAGGAACTCCTCCTGTAACAGAACCTGTTGCCGTTGGTGAACAATCAACTCCAGGAACATTCCAAGCTGGACCAAGCGCAAGAGCGATTGAAACTGGTTCTGCTGAGACAGGTTTCCGTGATCCAAACAACAAATATCCTCTTGAACAATACATCAATGAACCAGACACTAATCGTTTAGCACGTGGTATAATTGATGGAACTGTAATTATTAAGAAAGATGGCGTTCGTGAAAGAGGCATTCCGAAGGGTGTTGTTGGTGGTGCATGGGATCAACCAGAAATTCCTTATGGAGCCAAATATCCATATAACCATGTGACAGAAACTGAGTCTGGTCACATTATTGAATTTGATGATACTCCAAGACAAGAGCGTATTCATACTTACCACAGAACAGGAACATTTACTGAAATTGATCCTAATGGAACCCAAGTAAATTATATCGTTGGTGATGCGTTTTGGATTATGGAACGTAATGGATGTATTCACGTTAATGGTGAGTGCAACATTACAGTTGATGGTGACACTAACATCTATGCTCGCTCTGATGCTAATGTACAGGTAGCTAATAATGCTACGGTTCAAGTTGGAAACAATCTTGATATCGGAGTCCATAACAATACAACAATGAAGGTTGGTGGTAACTTTAATCTTCAAGTTGATGGTGATTGGACTACTACTGTTAAAGGTAATGCGAACCACAAAGTTGAAGGTGCTTGGTATAACGAAGCCACAAACCAGTTTAGCGTTCTATCAAATGGAATGTATTTGAATTCAACTTCTACCATGGACGTGTTGTCAACAGGACAGTTGAATGTTGATTACTCTCGTGGTGAATTTGGTAATGGTGCCTCAGGTGCTACTGGCGTTCCTAGCCTTGAATATACTAGAACACCTGCAGATAGTCCTTTGGAAAAACGATTTGACTACTTACAACCACCAGAGCGTGAATTTGAAGAAGTTGCTAAAGCAGAAACCCCTGATGAATTCGATACTCCAGAAGGACGTAGAAGTTCGTTTGAATTGGGTGAATCAGGTTCACCAACTGCGCTTCCACCAGTCGCTGAAGAAGCTGCCCCTGCTCCTACTGGTGGCATTCAAGTTGAAACTCCTGCTTCCTGCGATGTTATCCAAGGTGTTGAAAACTTCGGCAATGACTTTGTCGTATCACCAAACTTTAGACTTGGTATGATGATTGATGGTGGGGTGAATGGTCCAAACCTTCTTGCTTCACAGATGGTTAAGGAAACGAGAAGTGGTCCAGATATCTTTATGACCAAACAGCAGATTGTCTGTAACATGGCAAACCTCGCACAGAATCTACTAGAACCTGCGCTTGCTGTATTACCAGAAGGTATTGGTGGGTATAACAGAAGATGGAGAATCAACTCTGGATTCCGTGCTACATCTCGTGGAATTGGATCACCGTCATCTGATCACAATAAAGGTTGTGCTATTGATATTGGTGTTCTTGTCGATGGTGGCACTGTAGAAAGAATTAACGCTACTTATGAATTGGCTTCTCAACTCGAAAGAGCGATACCATATAACCAAATCATTCTTGAGTATAGAAACAGTGGTGGGCGTGTATCCGTCTGGATCCATGTATCGCTAAAACCTGAAGGTAATAGACAACAGGCATTTACTATGGTTAACGATAGAACATACGGACAAGGTTTTCACTTAGTCACTAACGTCCCAGTTAAGAGAAGTTAATATGCCAGCAGCGTACAGGGATGGGGACAAGTCAACTGGAGCAGATGGAGGTGCGCCAACTGCTGTAAGCGCATCAACATCTAAGAGTTATATTAATGGGCAGTTGGCTGCGGTATTAGGTGATCAACATGCTAGTCACGTTATTCCTGGACCAGTGGTGCATTCTGGAGCACAAAGAGCAATTAGTGGTGCTGCTTCAAAAACATACTGGGAAGGTACAAAAGCTGCTAGAACAGACGATCCTATCGCAGATGGAGATATTTGTGGGGCAGGATCACCAAACACTTTCATAGAGTAACTAAATAAGAAACGATGGCTAGATCTACTAAAACATATTCAGATTTTGATTTTACCTTTGCTGCACACCCAGCGAAGAAAGATCTTTCACGCAAGTATAATGATAATGCTATCAAGCAGTCAATAAAAAACTTGCTTCTCACTAGAAACTTTGAACGTCCGTTTCATAGTGAAATTGGGTCACCAATCAGACGATTGATGTTTGAACCTGCTGGTCCAATGACAGCTGTTGTTTTGAAAAGAGCGATAACTGACGTTATCAGGACTTTTGAACCAAGAGTTACAGTTCGTGATATTACGGTTAGGGATAATCTTGACAACAATGCAATTGATGTCAGAATTGAGTATCAAATTGTCAACACATCAGACAATATGTTTCTTGATTTGACTTTAGAGAGAACACGGTAAATGGCTACAACAAATAAAAGAATTAAAGTCGCTGAACTGGATTTTGATACAATCAAAACCAATCTTAAAAACTTTTTAAGAGGGCAAGAAGAATTTACAGACTATGACTTTGAAGGTTCTGCTCTGTCTACCCTTCTTGACGTTCTTGCGTACAATACCCATTATAATAATCTTTATACTAACCTCTCAGTTAATGAGATGTTCCTTGATTCAGCCAGTAAACGTGCAAACGTAGTGTCATTAGCGAAGATGCTAGGATACACTCCAGCGTCAGCAAGATGTGCACATGCTTCTGTTAATCTTACGGTGTCGAATCCTACTGTTCAATCTGAAGTTGCCACATTATCTACTGGTCAACCATTCACAACTACTGTTGACGGTAAAGAATTTACTTTCTACAATAAAGACTCTAAGACAGTTTCTAAAAATAGTGCTGGCAAATTTGTATTTGAAGACATTGAGATTATTGAAGGTAAGCCACTAGAATTCAAATATACTGTTGAGTCAAATCAGCGTTACATTATTCCAAACAACAATGTCGATTTAGATACACTAACTGTTCGTGTTCAAGAAACTCAAGGTTCAGATCTTTATCGTGTGTTCACACGTGTTGATAATCTAGTTGATATTACTAGCATCTCACGAGTCTACTTTATTAAAGAGATTGATGGTGGGTTGTATGAAATTAGTTTTGGTGACGGTATCATCGGAAGACAACTTTCCAATGGTAACATTATCACATTAAATTATCACGTATCAAGTTTAGATGAGCCAAATAATGCAAGAGCATTTAGTTATGGTGGAAACTCTGTTCTTGGTAGTAATCTTGCAGTGACAACTACTTCAGTTGCTGCTGGTGGTTCATCTTCTGAAGAAATTGAATCAATTAAATTCAACGCACCAAGATTATATGCTGCTCAAAACAGAGCAGTAACACCAGATGATTATAAGGCGATCATTCTAAACAAATTCCCAGAAGCTGGATCAGTCGCAGTTTGGGGTGGTGAAAATAATAATCCTCCAGTTTATGGAAAGACTTATATTTCAATTAAACCAAAGTCTGCGAATAAATTAACAAACTTACAAAAAGACTTCGTTAAAAATAATATTCTACAACAAAGAAATATCGTTTCAATCACACCTGAGATCGTAGATCCAGAATACTTCAACATCAAGGTAACAACTTTTGTTTACTACAATGAACGTGAAACTACTAAAACTGCGTCCGAAATTGAAACGCTAGTTAAACAAGCTATCTTTGATTATGATGATACAGAGTTACAAAAATTTGATGGTATCTTAAGATACTCTAAACTTGTTGGTGTCATTGATGATGCTGACCAATCTATTGTTAACAATATTACACGTATTATGGTTAGAAAGCAATTTGCTCCTAGCTATAACATCAGTGCTGAGTATGTTCTTAACTTAATTAACCCAATTTCACAAGACGGTGGTAAACAGGGTGATGTGTTTGGAACTACTGGATTCTATCTTCCTGGAGATAGTCGTGTTTATTATTTGGATGATGACGCAAAAGGTAATGTGAGATTGTATTACATTGGCTCAAACTTTGAGCGTGTTGTCACTAACCCAACAATTGGAACTATTGATTACGAAGCTGGTGTCGTTACTGTAAGAAACTTAACTATCGCTTCACTTGAAGGTCCAATTTTTGAAATGCAAGTTAAACCAGAATCGTATGACGTAGTTTCTGCGTTGAATCAGTTAGTACAGGTTTCTAGAGACTTGACAACAGTTAAGGCAATTGCTGACAAGACAATTAATGGCGACCTAGAAGCTGGTTACAACTATAAATTCGAATCAATAAGATCGTAAGTTATGCATCAACTTGAACGTAAAAAGCTAAAAAACATAGTAGCAAGACAACTCCCTGAGCACATCAGGGAGGATTACCCAACGTTCGTAGCGTTTGTCGAAGCATACTATGATTTCCTTCAACAAAGTGGTGTTGATTTTTCTAATGTTCGTGATATTGATCGAACGTTAGATGAGTACATTACCTACTTTAAGAAAGAACTTGCGTACAATCTACCAAATATTGTAGAAGATGAACGCTTGTTGCTACAACATATCAAGGATCAGTATCTCGCAAAAGGTTCTGAAGGTTCTTATAAACTTTTATTCAAACTATTGTTTGGTAAAAATGTTCAGCTGACATATCCTGGAGATAGGATGCTTCGCTGTTCTGACGGACAGTGGAACCAAGAGATTTCAGTTTTTGCTAGAGTTGATTATGGCGATCCTGAAGAGATTGTTGGTAAATTGGTCGATATCCAATCAGGTGCCAGAATCCTTCGTGTTTTGATGGATAGAAAACAAGACTTGGTTGGTGAAGTAGATCGTATTGTTGCTATTGGTGGTGACATCTATGAATTTTACTTAGATAAAAAATTCTTTGGTGAAATTAAAAAAGACGATAGAATTAAATACGAAGATCAATTTCAAGCAACGATTCTTCCAGCCACAACTTTCTTGGAGGTTATTCAACCTGGAGTTGGTTTTCGTATTGGACAAGTTTTTGAAATTAAGTCTGGTGTTGGTACAGGTGCTTTGTTTAAAGTTACTCAGACAACATCGAATGGTGGTATTATTCACGGCGAGTTTATTAAATTTGGTATTGGTTATGCCGCAGACTTTGCTGTTTCTATTCTCGCCACAAACACAGTAACAAAAGAACAAAAAATTGACACTGGTTCTTCACAAAGAATCGGTAACGATTTATCAATCACAGATTCAACTGGTGGTCTATTCGAACAGGGTTACATTCAGGCAGTAAACTATGTAACTGAGCAATACGTTGACGGTGCTTATGCTGGTACGATTGTTCGTGAATTCTCATTGAATGCATATAACGCACAGACTAATGCTGAAGATCCTTCTATTATTCAGGTCAATCTAG